TTCTCGAAAATAACTTGAGGATAATCTCCTATACTGTGCCGAGTCGAAACTAATTATGCTACTTGTTGATTAATGCCCAGATGCCTGTCAACTGCAATCCGATCATTTTTATCAAGCAACTTAAATGCAAAATCGCATATAAAAGTTTTCAGGTTTTGATCTATAGAAGACTTAACTTCTTTTAATGTCCAACCACCTGCAAATCCGCTCTCAACAACATAGACGTTGTCAGACGATGCTTGTATTTCAAGTGATGCATCATAGTACCTATCACCCGCAACCAATTCTGGGCGAATGGATATGACTAGCTCAACATTATTTCTTAAAGTTTCCACAACAGCTTTGTAAGAGCCATCGGTATAATTTTTTTCGTATTTTAATTTCATAATTTTTCCTTATGTAGTTAACTGTTTCGCTCTTTGAGCTCATCAGGGCAAGCCTACTTGCCGACAGCAGGCTCCCGAAGGAGCCAACTCGGGGAAAGAAAAGTTAGTCCATCCTCCCATCATGGTAGTCATATCTAATACCTTCGGCATCAAGATAATTCATAACAACTTTGGCAGATTCATACTTACTTACATTTCCTTGAACAGGTGGTGGACTGATCTTGCCAACACTTGAATCAATGTGTGTCCCAAGAACGCAAGTACCTTCATCCTTGCTACCAAGCTCTACCCAATTGTCATACCACATTCTCTCAGCTTTTTTGATGTACTCAGAATTTGAGAGTCTGTCATCGTAACGAAAACCAGAGATATCAAAGTTGTATATCTTCACAGTATCGCCACCGGTGTTGTCATAGAACTTGCCATTTCTGCCACAAGCAATCGGCACTAAGAAATAGTAGTCCTCACCATCAAACAATACATCGCCAGATGAAGTTGATCTTAGACCCCAGGCATTGCCTGCATCGTCAGTCTTAAGTTCTACATGAACTTCTACTCTGTCATCGTATTGCTCATTGACTTGCTCTACACCGTCCCAAAGATAGGTAGCTGGTTTAGACCAAGAACCCTCAAGATTCTGTGTGAGCTCATAAGCATCTCTTATGTTATCAACATTAACTGTTGCTACTTTTGTATAACCTTTTTGGTTATTACTAAATTCGTTTGCGTGATAAATAGTTATCATAATTTTTCCTAGTAGTTTTGTGTGGAGCACCCGCTCCTGCACTAGACCTCTCTCTTCGGGGGAAAGAGAAAGGTTTCGACCAATCAGGTCTCATCAGTAGTGCTTAGATATAAGAAGACGATTGATACAGTAAGCCAATAGTTACTCCCATAACCATGACAAACACACCAACAATCGTAATGCATATATCCATCTTTTCTTTTAAGCTCATTACTTCTGCCCTCCTGCATATCTAAGGTAAATGTTGACCACTGGGATAACGATCAAACAACCGATAGCAATGTTGAATGAAACTAACAAGCTAAAGTCCATAACACCACCAATAAAGTCTGATAGTGAGTTACCAATCAATGCTCCGTACAAAGCACCGTTTACACCTTTACCTGCAAACTTCTGGTCAAGATCAATTCCCCATAGGGCACATAGAGCTAACACTCCGTTGTCAACGATTCCGAATAATAATCCGTCTAACATAATTTTTTCTCCATAATTTAATAAACCACCATGGTTTACCTAGACACCCCGAAGGGTGTTTCGCCTGAATCTCACAGGCTCATCAGTAGGCTTTGTTTGTATCCAACCAATTAATGACAGAAAACTTTGCTTCTCTTAATGTTCCATATTGTCCTAAGACTGTAGCAAAACCATCTGTGTAAATTAGTGAACTCCAAACAGAGTTATCGTCATCGTAAGCAACTTCTGCATGAACTTGATCAGTGTCAAATGTCCAAGTACTTTTATTTGGTTTGTCGCTTCTATCTTCTAAACTTATAAATTTCATAATTTTTTCTCCATAGTTAAAACTGTTTCATCCTTTTGGAATCATCAGAGAGGATACCCATCCTCTTACAGTCGCTTGGTGTGTCGCTTACCGAACTCGTATCCTCTTAGATAGTCAAAGCTGTGCGGGTTCCGGTTGAGTAAAAGTGCCCGAAACCAAGGCACCATAAGGGTTTAGCTAGATTTCTGTGTGTTTTGTACCTCCTTTGTAATCATTCATTACAAACAACATTACTTTACAACATATTGTATTGCAAGCATTTTGATAACATTTCCTAAAGTATTTTTTTTAGAGGTATGGTAATCATCTTCATGATCCTGTACCTTTTGCTTATCACATTAGAGATTAATCAATGGAGCTACAGGCATTAGAAATGAGATTAGATAACCTCGAAAAGAAAATGGACGAGGTGGTAAAGCTGACGCAAATTTTGCCACGACTTGAAGAAAGATTAATTAATCAGAAAGATGATCTCTCAGATCATGAAAGAAGATTAAGAGCATTAGAAGCATCACAGTCTAAAGATAATGTAGTAGTTGGATGGGTAGAAAGATTCGCATGGGCTCTAATCGCAGGTGCCATATCCTTGGCATTCTATTTCCTACGTTAATAAAGTATAATTTTCCTATGAACGGAGTACTTGAAAGATTCGCATATCACCCCGAGGCAACCCTTGGCAAATTAACTATCAACGATGAGGTGTTCTGGATCGCAGAGCGTCCTTGGCGGGGAAATAAAAAAAACGTCAGCTGTGTACCTGTAGGTGAATATATATGTAACAGATATAAGAGTAAGAAGTTCGGTGAAACCTTCCAACTAATGGGAGTACCTAATAGAACCTATATCCTATTCCACGTTGGCAACTATCCAGAGAAAGACTCACAGGGATGTTTGCTTGTAGGTGATAAGTTAATGACTGGTACACCTGCAGTTGGATCAAGTAAGAAAGCCATGACCCGATTCAGGAAGTTGCTTAAAGATGTTGAAACGTTTGGGCTCAAAATTAAAGACAGATTCCCATACGACTGGTCAGAGTAAGAGAACCTGTAAGACCTGCAAGAAGTCCCTTGCACTCACACGCTTTGAATTAGATAAAAGAACCGATAGACGGTTACATAATTGTATCGCCTGCCGCAACTCGGGGAAAAATAAAAAGATGACCGAATCACCATACGCTTATCTAAACCACCTATACAGTCAGCTTAAATATAGAAGGAAGAAGACACATGATTTCAGTATCAGTAAAGAGTACCTACACTACCTATGGAGAAAGCACGAAGGTGTATGTAGATACTCAGGCAGAAAGATGACTCATATAAAGGATGGCACTGGATACCATCTAGGCAACGTCTCAATAGATCGCATAGATAATACTAAAGGATATGTAAAGGGAAACATCGCTCTAGTATGTCTGGCTATCAATATGATGAAGTACACTCTGGAGTTAAAAGAACTCATTGAATGGTGTAAACTAATAGCAACCAATAACAAGGATTAACTATGGCAATTAAAGATAAAACAATGAAGCAAAGAAAAGAGGAATTTGTACAGCATTTCCTAGTGACTAAGAACGCAACTGAGTCAGCAAAGCGATGTGGTTATTCAGAGAAGAGTAGTTACAACCAAGGCTACAGATTGATGAACGATGATGAAGTGCAAGAAATGCTTGCAAAAGAGTTAGCGGAGTCAAAGGAACGTAACCTGAAGGACCATGACAGCATCATAGAGCGTCTCAAACAGGAAGCCCTTGGTGATGTAGTAGGTCATACAGCAGGAAGCCGTGTGAAGGCTCTAGAGCTTTTAATGAAGTACTATCAGATGATAGACAGCTCACAGAAACTAGAGGTATCAATGAAGGACTCTTGGTTTGAAACTCTTGATCTAGACTTGAAAGAGGATCACCTTCAATAGGCGATTCTTTTTTTGGGAAAATTATTTTGATTTTTTTTAGCAAAATCTCCTCAAAAAGTAATCCGTTCCGATACTGTATGGATGTACAGGCGAATCCTCTGTATCCCGCATGGGCAGGGGGTGCTGGACATGGTACCTCACATACATATACACCCATATCCCCCTATGGACCTTTGGGGGGTATGTAATTTTACAAATGGAAATCGAAAAATCTAAAATTAAAAAAATTATAAATACCTTTAAAACGAATCTCAGTCAGTACGCCAAACATTGTCTGAAGATTATTAACAAACAAGGTAAATCGATTCCATTGGAATTCAATGCTGCCCAGAACCTATTAGACAACCAAATCAACGAGCAGTATAAAAAACATGGGCGTGTGCGGATGTTAATACTCAAATCACGACAAACGGGGATATCAACTTACTGTCAGGCACGGGGTTTCTGGAAAACAGTAACAGCACAGAATCAAAACGCTGTAGTGGTATCGCACCTGAATGAATCCACTAAAGCTATCTTTAGTATGGTTAAGAACTTCTACGACAACTTACCCCACCCACTTGTTACACCAGAACTAAAAGAATCGACCAGCAATTCGATGGCATTTACGCATGGTTCACGTTGGCGTATCGCTACGGCAAGAACCGGTGAGGTTGGTCGAGGTTGGACCACAAACTATTTACATGGTTCTGAGGTTGCCTTCTATCCCAATTCAGATATTATCCCGGGTCTGTTACAGACTGTGCCGGAGGCAGAATCAGAAATATTGTTGGAATCGACTGCGAATGGTGCGGGTGGTTGGTTCTACGATGCCTGTATGCGAGCACTACGGGGGGAAGGTGAGTGGGATATATGCTTTATACCTTGGTTCATGATGCCCGATTACCGCAGGAAGGTAGATCCATACTTTGAGATTGAACGTGAAGAAGAAGATATCAAAGCCATGTTCAACCTAGACGATGAGCAAATTATGTTTAGGCGATTAAAGATTCAAGAACTTGGGGGCGAAGATTTGTTTAGACAAGAATATCCGTCAACCCCGCAAGAGGCGTTCCTCACAACTGGGCGTTTATTTGTTGAGCCGAAGTACATCGATCAAGCAGCTGTAGAATGTTTTACCCCGATTGCCCGCTACGATGTGCGTGAAAGTGAATTCGTACCACATGAAAAAGGGCTTCTAAAAATTTTCGAGAGTCCAAAGGACTCTCTCCGTTATTGCATGGGAGTCGATGTTGCAGAAGGTTTAGAGCATGGAGATTATTCATGCATACAAGTTCTGGATCATATGGGGAACCAAGTTGCCACTTGGTCTGGGCACGTTGACCCGTTTGACCTCGCCTACATCGTTGCCAAGATCGGACACTACTACAACAAAGCTTGGTCATTGATTGAAAGGAACAATCACGGTCTGACCACCATCCGAAAAATACAAGAGATAGGGTATCCTAATTTGTACGTTGAACAAACGGTGGACGATGCTTACGTAGACAAGCTGACCCGCCGTGCAGGTTTTTTAACAACAAGCAAGACAAAGCCTTTAATTATTGATAACTTAGTACACTTACTACGCCAAGGAGAAAGTGGTATAGTAGACATGGAGTTGATCGATGAGTTGCGAACATACATCGTTGATGCTCGGGGAATCACAAATGCCCAACAAGGGTGTTTTGATGATAGAATAATGGCATACGCTATAGCACTGTTTGGGTTGAATAGTATGCCTAGAAAACATAGACAGAACTTTAGTAGAGTTAAAAAACAATATTTTTAAATGGATATAGAAAAAGATTTAGGACCTGAAGGGATTTCCGCAGCAGTAGATACCAACGAAGAAGAACAGAGCCAGCTTAATTCTTTAGGCGGCGTATTGTCTAATAAGTATTTTGAGTACAAAGATGCTCGAGACGATATTGAAGACGATTGGATTGAAGACCTAAGAGCATTCATGGGTCAGTACGATCCAGACGTTCTGGGCAAGATTCAAGAGAAAGGCGATAGATCGCAAGTCTATGTTGGTTTAACGAGAACAAAAGTATTGGCTGCTTTCTCCAGAATTACAGATTTATTATTCCAGCCCGGTCAAAAATTCTTCACAATTGAACCAACACCAATAGCTAAACAACCCATCGTTGAACAGGAACTTACAGAGAAAGCTGCACTAGAAATTATGCAAGCAGCTCAGGTTATCGATCCCGGTTTAGTAGACGATTTAATTAAAGCTCGATTCGTTGAGCTCAAAGAAGAACTCAAAGAAGAAACCGATAGAAGAGTTGATAATATGGAAGAGGCTATCCTTGACCAAGCACTTGAACAAAACCTTGAAGGCAAAATGAAAGATGCCATCATGGAGCAAGTTATCTTTGGTACCGGTGCTATGAAAGCAGGTACACTTAGAATTGAAAAAGATCACAAATGGATTAAAGGCGATGAAGGTTTTAATTTAATTTACGAAGAAAGCCCAATGCCCGAAATGGAGGCTGTATCTATCTTTGATTTGTACCCCGATCCACACGCTACCTCAGTTGATGATATGCGTGACATCTTTAGAAGACACATTATCTCAAGACAAGAGTTTGTTGATCTCAAAGACTTTCCGGGATTCAATGCGGATGAAATAGATTATTGCGTTGAAATGTATCCCGATGGCAACCACGATGAAGCACAACA